TGTAACCCCAATCACTTGGTCGCAGTTTTCGGGTGCTGGGTCTTACCTTGCGGGTACTGGGTTAACCCTTACTGGCAACACATTCAGCATCACCAACACAGCGGTGACTGCGGCGGCATACGGGTCGGCCTCCCAGGTGGCGACTTTTACGGTCAATGCACAAGGCCAAATTACCTTGGCGGCAAACGCCAGTATTGCTATTGCGGCATCACAGATAACCAGCGGCACGATTGATAGCGCCAGATTGTCGGGCAGTTATTCGGGCATAACGGGTTTGGGAACGCTGGGCGATTTGACGGTGACCAACACCATCACGGGGTCGGTATCGGGCAACGCTGGCACGGCTACAACGGCAACCAAGGCCACCAACATTGCGGGTGGTGCGGCTGGTTCATTGCCTTACCAAACAGCGGCAGATGTAACGGCATTTTTGGCGGCAGGGTCTAATGGTCAGGTTTTGACTTTAACAAGCGGCATTCCTTCATGGACAAATGCCGCAACAGGGACTGTTTCATCAGTTAGCGGGACAGGCACGGTGTCTGGCATTAGTTTGTCGGGCACAGTAACCACCACAGGCAATTTGACCTTGGGCGGCACATTAGATTTGTCTGCGCCCCCTGCGATTGGCGGGACAACTGCCAACACGGTCAGAGGCACAACGATCACGGCAACAACTAAGTTTGTTGGCCCTTATTTTGACGCTGCAAACAGTGCTGGCGGGGCTTTGCGTAATGCAAGCGGGACAGCGCAGTTGCAATGGGGTGCTGGTGGTGGTAGCAATTTGACATTGGATGTTTCCACGAATATCAATGGTGCAAATGCCCAGATTGACATAAGCCCCACAGGAACGGGTCATGTACACATGAAACCCACAGGCACAGGTGCAATTGAAATTGCCCCAACAAGCCTTGGCACGATTAACAATATGTCGATTGGTGCAACCACAGCATCAACGGGCAAATTCACAACGATTGATTTCAGCAGCACTTTGGCTGTTTCGGGCGCAACGGGTTCAGCGGGGCAAGTTTTAACTTCTAATGGCGCAAGCGCCCCCACATGGACAACCCCTGTTGCCTATGCCACGGTTACAGATGACACCACCACCAATGCGGTGCGTTATCCCTTGTTTGCTAACCAGACCACGGGCAATCTGACCACAAACTACGTCAGTTCCACAAAATACAACTTCAATCCAAGCACGGGATTGCTGACCGCCACAGGGTTCAGCGGTTCAGGGGCAAGCCTGACAAGTCTCCCAGCGGGTCAGTTATCAGGCACGATTCCTAGCGGTGTTTTAGGCAATTCAAACCTTTACATTGGCACTACCTCAATTGCACTCAACCGATCAAGCAGTGCCCAATCACTGACAGGGATAAATATTGACGGGTCGGCAGGGTCGGCAACCACAGCGACAACCGCAACAAACGCAACGAATGTTGCCACAACCGACAACACAACATCAGCAACAACTTGGTATCCTGCAATTCTGACTAGTTCAACAGGAAACAATCCAGTTACTGTTTCATCTACAAAACTTTCATTTGTGCCTAGCACGGGAGTTTTGAGCGCCACATCATTTACTGGTGCTGGTACAGGTTTGACAGGTACGGCATCAAGTCTTTCTATTGGTGGCAATGCCGCAACATTAACAACGGGAAGAACATTAGCAATAACTGGTGATTTGGCTTATACAAGTCCAAGTTTTGATGGTTCTGCTAATGTGACTGCGGCTGGTACTTTGGCAACTGTAAATGTCAATGTTGGTTCTTTTACAAATGCAACCCTTACAGTAAACGGCAAAGGCTTAATTACTGCCGCATCAAGTGGAACTGCCCCAGTTACTTCTGTTACTGCAACAAGTCCTGTTGCGTCAACGGGAGGTGCAACGCCTGTAATTTCAATGCCAGCGGCAACTACATCAGTTAACGGTTATTTGACTTCTACTGATTGGAATACGTTTAATAATAAGGGTAGCGGAACAGTTACAAGCGTTGCCGCAACTGTCCCATCATTCTTGGCTGTTACTGGCTCACCAATTACAACAAGTGGCACATTGGCAATTGCTCTTGCGTCTACGCCTACAAATGGTCAATTATTGATAGGCAATGGAACGGGGTTTTCATACGCCACGTTGACTGCTGGTAGCAACATTACAATTACAAATTCAGCGGGTGGTATAACTATCGCTTCAACTGGAGGTGGTGGTGGCTCAACACTTCCTATTACTAAAATGCAAGCACAATCATTTGGAGGCTTTTAAATGGCACAAAATACATCACCAGTTTTTCCCTTAGTTCCAGTAATAAGTTGGATAAATACAGGCGCAGTTACTGCAAACACAACTACTGATTTAACTGCGGGAACTAATTACAACTCAGGTTTTACAGCCAACGCAACAAACGGCTCTAGGGTTGACTTTATTCGTGTAAGAGCATTAGGTACAAACGTACAAACCGTTATGCGTGTTTGGATTAACAATGGATCAACCACAGGAACAGCAACCAACAATACATTATTTTTTGAAAGAACTTTAGCGGCAACAACTGTTTCACAAACAACAGAATTGGCTGATGTAGTAATTCCAATAAATGTATCTATGCCAGCAGGGTATAAATTTTATTACACATTTGGAACTGCGGTAGCGGCTGGTTATGGAATACAAGTAGTTGGTGGAGATTACTAATGTTTAATGGTTTTCCATCCACGCAAACTCCCACAGTTCAATGGTGGGATTACAGCAAATCAAATACAGGAACAAATACTATAAGTCTTGCAAATGATTGTGCGCCTGTTCAATTTTTTGCTACGGGTGGAAGTACAACAGCAATTAACTTATATTTGCCATCAAGTTCAGCGCAAGGTAAAACTATTATCATTAAAAATGATTCATACGTTCAAAACGTCAATCAAAGTATTATTGTTTACGATACATCTGCAAGAAATACTGATTATCAACAAGTTGCATCAGTAGGTGCTGGTGGTTCTGTAACGCTTTGTTACATTGCTCAAAATACTTTAGCGGGCCGTGCTTTTGGTAGTTCTCAAGGTAATAGCCAAAATTGGGTAATTATCAATAATACTTCCAATCAAAGTTCTTATAATTATTTCTCAACAAATGCGGGTGGTTATAACACTCGTGCAACATCACCCTATGCAACAGTATCAGGTGGACTTGATTGTTACGCAATAAATACTTATTGTGCTGTTGGTGGTGGAACTACTAACAGCGCAAGTGGAGTAGCCGCGGCTATTACTGGCGGTCAAAGCAACAATGCTAGTGGTAATTATTCATCAATAAGTGGTGGAAGCAATAACATAATTTACGGAAGTTATGCAACAGTAAGCGGTGGATATACCAACACAGCAAGCACTAGTTACTCTATTATTTCTGGTGGTGCATTTGGAACAGATAGGGCTATTATAGGAAGTGCAATATTTCCTGCGTGTAATAGTCCAATATCTGCTAATTCAGGTGTATCACAAGGTGCATTACTTGTACTGGCGGTTCAAACTACTGATGCAACCGCCACAGTATTAAGAAGCAATACAAGTGCGGCATCAAGTACAAACCAAGTAATCATGCCAAACAATTCTGCATACTATTTTCGGGGTGAATGTATAGCAGGGAAAACGGGTGCTGGTGATACAAAAGGCTGGTATATAGAAGGTGTAATTAAAAGAGGTGTTGGCGTAGGCACAACAGCATTGGTAGGCACACCAACAGTAACTTCTTTATACGCAGATGCTGGTGCGGCTACATGGGCTGTTACCGCTACCGCAGACACAACCAATGGTGGTTTAGCAATTACAGTAACTGGTCAAGCGGCAACCACAATTCGATGGGTTTGCCAAATTCGTACAACAGAAATGACTTTCTAAGGATAAACATGGCACTCAAAATTTCTATTTCTACAAGTAATGTTGGCGTTCCTTTTACCGAGGCTTATGCTCGAATAACCAATATTTTTGCAAACAAAGATCAATGCCAATATCAGGTATCTGTGTCTGCAAGCGCAGATGCTAGGCAAGCCAACGCTCAAGAGGTGGCAAGTCATGCCTTTTATTGTGCAACTCCAGCGGATAACTTGATGGAAAGCCTGTATGCTGACTTGAAAAATCAAGTTGGCTTTGAAGGCGCAATGGATTGCTGATAAACAATTTTTAAGGGTTTAAATGTTTGGTATTACTGATGACACCACCACAGCGGCAGAAATGTACCTATCCTGGGTGACCACAACCACAGGAAATTTGCCAATTAAGGTATCATCCACTAAACTCAAATTTAATCCATCCACGGGCGTTTTAACCGCTACGGGCGGGGTCACAGGGGGCACATTCTGATGTGGAAAATCTTGGAAATCCAAGCCGAAGGCGACTTGATCACAGGCGCACGGTATTTCTGCGCTAAAAATGGGGTGGAAACCGAGGGCTGGTGGAAGTTTGCCGAGCCAAAGCTGACCGTGCTATTTGCTGATGTGACCGAAGATATTGTGATCGGCTGGGTGACCGCTGACATTGGCGCACAGGTCGAAGCCCGATTAGATGAACAAGCTGCGGCAACCCAACGGGTGGTTGTCGCCCCCTGGTTGCCCCAGGTCTTTACACCAAGCATTTGAGGAACTAATATGGCGGTCAATCTTTCTGCATTAGCTGGCGCTGGTCAACAATTTTTTGACAATAATGGCGTAATTCTTTCTGGTGGCAAATTGTATTCTTACGCTGCTGGTACAACTACGCCACAAGCTACATATACGACTGCATCAGGGTCTATTGCACACGCCAATCCAATTGTTTTAGATTCAGCAGGTCGGGTTTCTACTGGTGAAATTTGGCTTACTGCGGGAAGCAACTATAAATTTTCCTTATACACCAGCAACAATGTTTTAATTGCTAATTGGGATAATATTACGGGAATAAATGGAACAGGCATTACATCAAATGCAGTAAACGTTCAATACGACCCAGCGGGTACAGGGGCCGTATCTACTAACGTACAAGCTAAATTGCGGCAAGTTGTTAGCGTAAAAGATTTTGGCGCAGTTGGTGATGGCGTAACAGATGACACGGCAGCAATTCAAGCCGCAATTAATGCCAGTGTTGGTGGCGGCACATTGTTACTTCCTGTTGGCACATATTTAGTTTCAGATACCCTTACATTTACTTCAGTAATTACTTTCCAAGGCCAAGGCGTTGGTTCTGTTATTTTGGCTGCATCTACAATGAGCAATAGCACTGATTTGCTTTTGCTTGAGCCAACATCATCTTCTTCATTGCTTGCAGAATTTTGGACATTTAGCAATTTTTCAATTGCCTGTCAATCTGGCCCTTCAGCTGGCTATGCAATGCACATTAGCGCAGTAAATGCCAATATTGCGGGTTTGTTGATAGATAGAATACGTTTTGCAAAAACAGGAAACATATCTATTTATGCAGATGGCGCAAACACCGCATCTTTGCTCACGATTCAAAATTGTTTTATTGCAAATGGAATTTCAATGCCTTTTGCTAGTGACACAATCAGAATTATCAACAACGCAATTTTTGGGGATAATTTTACTTTAGACATTAATTTTATTCCCGGTGCTTTACTGCTCTTGTTTACGGGAAACAACTGTACCTCTAAATATGGCATTCATATTGGTGCGCCAGCATTGTTTAGCATCATTGCAGATAATGAGTTTGAAACCTTTAGCTCTTTTATTGGTTCTAATGGCGCGCTTCTTGATATTGATGGAACAGCAACTGACAACGTAATTGATTTTGTAATCACAAGAAATTCTTTTTCTGTTGTTAACAACATCGTTGCTCACGCAATTCGTGTTAATCGTGCTACTAGAACATCTATTACTGACAATAGATTTTTTAGCGGAATTACAGGCATTTCAGGCACTGAAAATGTTTTAATTACCGCAAATGCAGACGAAACATACATTGGGACAAACGCATGGGACAACAACATTCCATTTACTCAGTGTGTAGTCAACAATGGGACAAGCACTGTAATTGCCGCCGCTTTTGGGGCAAACTTTATTATTCCATCTGGAAATGTGGCTATTGGCTTATCTAACCCCATTACCAATTCTTCTTTGGAAGTTCAAGCAACATCAACCTATCCTGCAATTTTTGCTCAAAGTGGAGGCACGACAAGCGGGTCAACCATTGTTGAATTTAAAAATGGTGCTGGTGTATCAAGTCTTAAATTAACCGCAGATAACAAATTACAGTTGGCTGGGTATGCAACTGGCGGGGCAAACAAAACGCTACAAGTTGACTCAACTGGCAACATTGTTGCAGTATAAAAACTGAGTAACAAACATGGCACAAACAGGCTTTACCCCAATCCAACTGTATTCTTCAAGTACAGCAACCAATGTGCCTTTGGCGGCAAATCTTGCTACTGGTGAATTGGCAATCAACATCACTGATGGCAAATTGTTTTACAAAGACAATGCGGCGGCGGTGCAAGTTATTGGCTGGAAGGTTGTTCCAACATCTGCTGGTGGCACGGGGCTAACGACATACACCGCTGGAGACACAGTTTATTATGCGTCTGGCACAGCTTTAACTAAGTTGGCTATTGGGACAGCATACCAATCATTTCAAGTCAATGCGGGGGCAACAGCACCATCTTGGCAACCATCAGCCACTTCAACGCTGACTGCACAAGGCGATCTGTTATATGCGTCTGGCGCAAACACTTTGGCGCGTTTGGCTAAAGATGCTAATGCCACTCGCTATTTGTCAAACACGGGCACAACTAACAACCCAGCTTGGGCACAGGTAAATATAACTAATGGCGTTACGGGGACATTACCCGCCACAAGTGGTGGTACTGGTTCTAGTTCTGCGTTTACTGCCAATGGCATACCTTATGCGTCCAGTACAAGTGTGTTAAGCACAAGTGCCGATTTTAAATACACAGGTACTTATTTTGGCGTTGGCTCTGGAACAACTGGCCTTGGTTCTGTTGAAATTCAAACGAGTGCAACTACTGCGGCGTTGTGGGTGCAAACTGGTGGGACTACTGTTTCGTATGTTGTCGCAGATTTCAGGAATGGTGGGAATGCTCCAATTTTGCAAGCATTGGGAAACAATACTGTTTATGTGAGTTCGCTTGGCACTGGTCTTGTTTATTCAAATTCAGGAATTCTTACAAGCACAAACCCATCCGATGCGCGTTTAAAAATTGATATTGAAAATTTGTCATGGGGATTGGCAGACATTCTTGCATTGCGCCCTGTTTCATATAAATGGAAAACAGACGAAATTGACCAAGGCACGCAATACGGGTTTATTGCCCAAGAAGTCCAGTCTGTCATGCCTGAGTTAATTCGTGAGTTTGAATCAGCAGACGGCACAAGATTGGGCCTTGAAAAAGAAGGCATCTACGCTGCAATGGTCAAAGCCATTCAAGAATTAACCGCTAGAGTAGCGGAACTTGAAGCTAAATAAAAAAGGAAAAATATGACAATCGCATTTAAATGGAGAATTAGTCAATTAGATCGAAAAGTATCAAATGGCTTTGTGACCACAGCGCATTGGCGGGTTAATGCACTTGATGGCATATATGAAGCAAGCACTTTTTCAAGTTGCTCATGGCCAGAAGGAACGCCAGAAATTGCCTACGATGATCTAACAGAAGAAATTGTGCTTGGTTGGATTTGGGCAAATGGCGTAGATAAAGCCGCCACAGAAGCAATTTTGATTAAACAAATTGAAGCGCAAAAAACGCCTATCAAAGCAAGTGGATTGCCTTGGGCGGTGTCCGCATAAAAATAAGGATTCAAAATGACCCAGCCGATTGACATCATCACCCGAGCCATGAAAGACATTGGCGCTGTTGCTGCTGGTGAAGTGCCAACGGCAGACGAGGCGCAAGATGGTTTGGATATGCTCAACGACATGATCGCCCAATGGTCGAATGAAAACATGATGGTTTTCTATCGGTCAGAAATCATTTTCCAGACCACGCAAAACCAAGTGCAGTACACCATTGGCCCAAGCGGTCAGATGGGGGCCACGTTCACGGGGTCGATTGCTGGCACAACCTTGACCGTCCCATCTGGTGGCGTGACCGCTGGCGGCATCAACATTGGTCAGACGCTATCAGGTACAGGCATCACAGCGGGAACAAGGATTGTGGGCTTTACAACGGGCGCTGGGGGCAATGTGAACGAGGGTGGGACGTATACCGTCACCCCAAGCCAAACCGCTGCCAGCACCACAATCACGGCCTACTATGAGCGCCCATTGTCGATTGAATCTGGCTTTGTGCGGGTGGCGACACAGCAGGGCGGGACAAACATTGCAGGGGGTTATCTTGACTATCCCTTGTCGATTCTGAGCCTTGAAGAATACGAATCCATCGGCATCAAGCAATTGAACGGCCCTTGGGCAAAGGCGATCTACTACCAGCCCTCCGAACTGCTGGGGACAATCTATGTGTATCCAAACCCGTCCCAAGGTGAATTGCACTTGTTCACCCAGACGATCTTTAGAGAATTTGCCACGCTGAACGACACCATACAACTGCCCCAAGGCTACAACATGGCCCTGCGGTGGTGCTTGGCTGAACGTTTGCTGCCGATGTTTGGCAAGGTCAATCAGGTGCAGATTGCCATGATCAACGCCTATGCGGGTCAGGGCAAAGCCACGGTTAAACGCACTAATATGCGCCCAGCACAGATTTCCCGATACCCTGACAGTCTGATGGTTGGCAGGGCTAGAGATGCGGGCTTTATTATGGACGGGGGATTCCGATAATGCCTGATTTTGGTTTTGTCGGCACATCATACGTTGCGCCATCTATCTACCAAGGCGACCAAGAATGCATCAATTTTTTTGCTGAGATTGATTCTTCTAAGCAACCTGGGGACAGGGGCATTGTGGCGCTATACCCCACGCCAGGATTGACCCAA